AAGCGTCAGACATTTCAGCACCTGTTTATCGATCATTTCCCCGGAAAACAGAGCGCATTTTAACCCCTGCTCCCGGCACTGGATCACCAGCTGACTCAGGATGGAAGACTTACCGGCGGACCGAAGCCCAGAAAGAACAGAAACATATCCTTTTTTCAACCCGATCATCCGATCATCAATTCCGGTGATACCGGTCAGGATATGAGCCTCTGCAGGGACGACTCTGTTCCTGATCTCTTCTGTCGTCCGGAACACCGGCCCGATCGGCGCGTCTTCCTGCTGCGGCGGAGCCATGGCAGGCACCTCAGGCAGCTGCCCGAAGCCGGCCGGCTTTGTCAGCAGATAATTCGGAACCGCCGGCTGGACCTCTTTCGCCTGGTATGCATCAGGCTCATAGAACTGCCGGAATTCTTTCCATCCTTTGTCAGAACATGAGGCATGAAGACATTTGAAACCCAGCTTTCCGTCTCTGGATCTGAATATGGCGGCGTCCTTGTGGGTGTGCTGCGGATTGAAAGGGCAGTGGGCGAGGATCCACTTTTCGCCCTGCGCCCATGTCGTTCGGCTGGTGACCTCCACACCGTGCCGGAGAATCCAATCGTCAAGGTCAAACTGGCCGGGGTTGTAATTGTTGTAGCGTTGAGGCTGTTCCTGCTTCGGCAGCAGTCCGGCCACGGCTTCCAGCAGCGCCCGCGGTACTTCTTCAATCTTCTCCGGCACGCGGACGATCCTGCTCATCCTGTGGGGTCTGCTCTCGGTGCTTGCGCCTTTCCTGGCGACCGTGCCATACAGCTTACAGATCCGGCTAGGATTGAATGTGGTCGTATCAATATCCATCGTGCCGTCGTCGAAAAGCATATTCAGCGCCTGAAGAACGTTTGAAATCATCTGCTTCCGTTCTTCCGTCTTGTCAATGCTGATCTTGTACAGCAGATGGGTGCCGTTTCCGCTGTGACAAACAACAGGATCATTCCATCCGCGGTTCTTCAGATACTCAAGGATCTGTTTGGCCTTCTCCCTGGAGCCTTGAAGCTCTTCCTTGCTTGAGCTGGTTCCGGCGGGCCTCTTCGGATCCACATCAATCAGCAGCCAATCGTACCAGGTTATATCATTGTCACCGACGGTCGGAGAAATGTACTCCACAAAATGATTATTGTGTTTCCGTGACAGACAAGCCTCATGAACTCTGTTGAGCGTCATATAAACGTTCGCGTTCGGCCGGATCCTCGCCGTCTTCAGCTCGTTGATCAGCTGATCCGCATCATTGAAGACTCCGGCAGCGTTCCACTTTCCGTCAACAAGCCTGATTTCAAAAATCCCGCCGTCTGGATGGAATACGGCTATTGTCTTCCGGATCTCATCCTCATTGATTGCGTAAGACATCAAATCTCCTTTCTGATGGGCCGGCCGAAATCGTCCAGCCCATCGTCATTGTTTGAATTGATAGTGCTGCTGTCATCATGGGATACCCATTTCATGAGCAGCGGTCTCCAGTCTTCCACCTTCGTCCTGCCGATCTTCCAGCCCGTGGCGCTGTTGTATTGCAAAAAGGCGTCAATGTCTGTCGTTATGCCAAGACCTTTGCAAAACTCCTCAACCTCCGCCCGCGAAGGTGGTGTGTGCACACAATCATTCTTTTCATTCTTTTCTTCTTTACTTCTTACATTCTTATATTGTTGCCCTTTGCCTGCCGTCTGCCTGCCCTTTGCTTGCCCTTTGCCTGCCGTTTTGCCTGCCGGCACATCCTGATAACGACTGTACTCAAGTATTGAAATTACTTGATATTTTGGCCTTATTCTGGTTGCCACTTCCCCTGTCTCTTTTAAGTGATTTAGGGCAGTTCTAACCTCCTTTGATGACAGCCCCGTGTCCGTCATTATGCGCCTATAGCTGGTAGCAACCTCACCGCGGCGGATCGTTTCCCGTTCAAAATCATGGTCCTCGACATTTGCGTTCATGATCAACCAGATCCAGACCGCCAGCGTCTTCGGATGCTGAAACCATCGCCACTTCAGCAAATTTCTGTCGAACTTCACAAATGTGCTTTTCTCAGCCACCGCCATCAGCTCCGTTTACCTGTGGATTTCTCACTCCATCCAGATAATCATAAACCGCCATCAGCAGTTTGAAGGCCAGAGGATGGTTCCCGTGGTTTGCCGCCATCTGGCCCATAGTGTAAGCGCAGCGCGTCCAGTCTTCCTCGGAATTGCCCATTCCTTCGAAAGTAGCGTGAAACTTATAAACATCGGTCCAGATATCCCGGACCTCAGGGGGAAGGTTCGATTGCTTTTCCATAGGCGCCTCCATCAGATCGGTGGTTGCTCGCCGTGCTCAAATCTCGCGCACCTGGCGATACGATAAGCGTTTTCCATGCGGATTTCATCATCGCGGTTGATATAACTGCTATCAGCGCCAAAGAGGTAAAATTTGCCATCGTTGGTTGCTGCTGGATATGCACCAAAGTTATCGCCATCAATTGTTTCATAATTGAACGGATAAATTTCAGTTCCGTCCATTGCGTATTCCCAAAGATCTATGTATGTTGCGCGTCCTTCATTTGGAATTGTATTAACAATTAATAGCGGATATTTCCCAGGGGCATTCCACTTATAAGGAAAAGATTTATCGCAATCAGCATTTACCTTTCTGCAATATACGCCAATCTCTCCTCGGACTCGGTACTTGCACGGCTTGTATTCACCGGATAAATCGAGGCAAGCAATTCCATGCTTTTCAACTGGGCCTGCAAATTTTCGGATTTTTTCAGCGTCTTTCTTGTCCATTCTGCCTTTAACTTCGATATATAGGTCAAAAGGTTCGCTTTTATAATCTCCGCGGCATCCGTAGCATTTCACACGGAAGTCTGGCAAATAATACAGCCCGTCCCCCAAATCGAACCCTTCTGGCTCATATTCATACGGAACGCCCAATGCATTAAAGACAACTGCCCAGCGAGCTTCCAATCTCGACCGGAACCAGTGTCCATCATAATAAGTCTGAATCGGCTTAATCTCTTTCATTTTTTTGCCCCTTCCAAATACTCAATGATCTGCTTCCCGGTGCTTCGCCCGTCGCAGAACCGAAACTTAACGCCATATTCCTGCTGCATGGTGATCATGGCTTTCCGGAGGATTGCCGGATCAAACCGCGCCACAGGTCTGCCGTTCCATCCAATGGGAGGCCGCCAACGATCAAGGCGGCCCCCCGGCAATAATTCCTCAACCAGGATGATCAGCTGGATCCCGCACTCCTGCGCCCGGATGCACTCAGCGCGGAACCGCTCATGATCCTGAAAAACATTCCCGGCCAGCTCCAGAACGCTCATCTTTGTGTCAACGCTGATATCGCCCTTCCCGGCGATCTGATAATCACCAACGTTCAGCGCCTGGCGAATGATCTTGATTCCGGCCTGCTGGCAGTACAGATGAACGTTTCTATGCTTTCCAATCTGCTGCCGGGTGTCTTCATACAGCACCATCAGAAGGGTACTTCCTCATCCACGACCATCATCCCGGCGGGCACGGTGGCCTCTGCCGTTGTACCGCTCACGCGGGGCTTCATGTCAGCCATGACCTTGCATTTTCCGGCGTCCATGAACTGGGTGCTTTCCAGCCGCCCGATGGTGGTGTAGGGGATCCCGTTGAACGATCCCTGCCGGACGTTAATTCCGACAGTCTTTCCGACAAGCCCCTGCTCGTTCCAGTCCCAATGATATCCGGGGTTGCTGTCCTCAATTGCCCAGATGTTCCCGTTGAAGCTCCGCAGATCCCAGTCAAAATGCTGGCTCTTCGGGTTCGCCTGGTTCGGAATCCGCAGGGAGAAGTCGCCCTTGTAGCGGACGTCATACCGGCCGGAGCTGTTCGCGCTGTCATTCTGATAACGCTTGGTGTAATATCCGGCATATTCGCCCTCGATGATCTCCAGCCGGATGACCAGACGCTGATCAGGCTCAGCTCCGTCAATCTTCACGGCTTTGATCCCGGCCTTGTAAAGGCCCTTCGGGAGCATGGGATAAGCGGTAGTGGGAGCCTCAGACTTAAATCCTTCAATAGGTTTCATGTTATTCTTCCTCCGTTTCTTTCGTTTCGGTCGTGCCGAAGTAATATTCTCTGATCGTCCTGTCCACCAGGGCGAGATCATTTGGAATCCGTTCCGGGAACATATCCTCCGGAGTTTTGACGGTATCGTTTCCGTTGGTCTGAGTGCGGAAGAAGTGCCCCTCCGGCGTGACTTCTGTCCGCAGCACGATATCAAACAGCCCCTCCACGGTCAGCTTTTCGTCCAGCATCCGGCCGATGGTCTTGGCCTTCACCCGGCCGTTAACATCCACCTCTGTGTGATGCAGGAAATAAACAATCACATCATCCGGTGTTTTCCTGGCCACAAAATGGATCAGGTTCCGGAAGTTCAGGGCGAGGTCGGTAAACTTCTGGTAACCGACCTCATTGGCCCGGTCGAAAAACTCGTTAACCAGCAGATACTGGCTGTCGTCGATTACATAGGTCTTCAGGTTGGGAGCTGCAAGCGTTTTCAGAATGACGGAATAGCCGGCGTTCTTAGCCACCTTGAACGGCTTTCGGAAGGGGAGCCGGGGCTTTTCCACCAGGAAGATCCCCACCTCATCAGGATTGAGATTCTTAATGCTGTAGGTCTTCCCGCTGCCGCTTTCCCCCAGGATCATGACAGGGATTCCCATTACTTAATCACCACGCTCTCCGTAGCTTCCAGATAGGCTCCGGGGATCTCAACGCCCTCTTTGATCGCGGCCTTGACAGCGTCCTTCCGGATCTCCGGCAGCTGGTAGCGAAGCAGCTCCTCCGGCTCTGTGAAATGCGTTTCGATATAATTCACCACAGACTGCTCATCGGTAACGGCCAGCCGGGTGTTATGGGTGTAGCCGACGCGCACCTTGGCGCTCTTGAAGATTTCGCCCTCCAGCGCTTCACCCAACCAGGCTTTCAGCCGCTCGGCCTTATTCTCCGCGGATTTCTTCCGGGCCGTCAGGGCCTTGATCTCGTTTCCGATGGCCTCCGCCTCGGCTTTCAGATCCTTCACCCAGAGGGCAACGTTTTCCAGCTTCTTTTCCCGCTCCATCTGCAGCGCGGTCAGCGCTTCGGGGTTGATAATCTCGCCGGTTTCCGGATCCACGCAGGCCAGAATCGCATCATCAATCTCATACAGTGTCATCATTTATCTCCTCTCTGCCACTTAGGGCACCAGCTGGGGCAGATCCGCGTGTTCAGCCGGTCCAGCAACTCGCGTTTCGCCCAATTAAGCTTTAATCCATACTGCACGGCGATCAGCTTTCCGCCTTTGGACAGGGCCGTGCAATAAGCCTCCCATCCTCCGGCATCTCTCTGCATCCTCAGACGGCAAAACTCGCAGCCGTCACAGGTCGGTCTTTCATTCAGAATCACGGTGTCCGCCTCCTATATCCCACATGATCCTCATGCCGTTCCTGGAGCGCTGGCTGTTCGACCCGGATATCATAGGCGATCTTCTTCCCGTCGCTCATCTCCACCCAGACCATGTCAGGATATCTCCCGCCGGAAGTCCAGCGCCCCGCCACATTCGGCAGCGGCAGGCATTTATCAATCATTCGCTCCGCCTCCGATCCGCTGATATCCGGCCCCGGTCCACTCGATGCACTTGTTTGTAAACGGGATGGAGTTCCGAAGGGCTTCCTGCTGTTCTTCGCGCTCCCGCTGCCAGATCAGTGCCCCCAGGGCGATGTCTCCCAGCACCAGGACGACGGCCAGGGCTGTTAAAAGCCGGTCTTTTATGCTATAATTCTTCATGGTTTTAATCCTTTCTCGCCCTGGAGTAGTTGCAGCTGCTCCGGGCTTTTCTTTTTCTCTCTTCTGTCGCTCGCTCTTCCGCGATGTACTGTTCAGTACTCTTGTAAAAAGGGCACTCCCGATCGCCGAAATTGGTGCTTCTTAAAAGCTTACAGCTGCCTTTCCATCTGGCGAAGCAGTCGGAGTAATCACCCATGCATGACGGATTTGTGCTCATTTGTCGTCATCCCGCTTTTTCTCAAGCATGATCTGCTCATCGATATCGGCTACCATGTCGAGAACGCCCTGCACAGCTGCTTCCTTTGCCTCCGCGGGCATGCCTTCCCAAACATTGATGATTGAGTTAATGGTATTAAGTGCTACCTTCTGGATGTTCGTCAGGATCTCGTCATTGCTCGCATAATTCCACTTTGTCATTGCTTTTTTTCTCACTTTCTTTCGCTTTTCTCGCCCTGGTTTTTTCGTCTAACAATTCCTGGTGTTCTGCCTTGAAGCGGACAACCGCCCGGTATAGGTTCCGCTCGAACAAGAGACTGTTTGTCACTGCTCCACC